TAGTAGAATTGGTTTAACAACTGATAACCAAAAAGTAGCTGCAGTTATATTTGGAAATGTTACATACTTTTCAGTATCACTATCATCAAATAATGAGGCTGATAATACAGGCATAAAATCAACTCCATTGATTGTTAATTCATGAGCTGACATACTTGGTATGAAATTACCTAAAGTGAATGAAGCACTTCCAAATGTAGCTCCTGTTGTTACTGTGGTTGTTCCATTATCTAAAACACTAGCAGTAGCTGGTCCAAATGTTCCATCCATAATACGAACAACAGTTAAAGTATCTGAATTTTTTAAATATTGTTCAGCTGCATGTGAGGTTAAAAATTGAAATGAATTTGAACCACTTTTGAAAACATCTCCGAATTTAGTTTGAAATTCAGAGAATGAGGTTACCACAGTTGGTATTCCAGCAGGCCCTTTAAGCGTAGGTCCTATTAGAGCTGCTCCTATGTCAGCAACTGCGGAGGGTAAAAATGACTGGTCTATCTCATTGGTAAACACACCTGGAGATATAATTTTTTCTGCCATTTGGTTTCTCCTATTTAATTTATTTTAATCGATTAAAATCATATCTGTACAGATATATAATTTCATATATAAATATGTATCAAAAACTCCAAACCACTAATATTTATTTATTTAGGGGTAAAAATTCCACTCTCTGGATCTAAAGTTCCATCACCATATTTTTTTGTAATCCCATCAACAAAATCTTTTTCTTCTTTTTGTGTTTTTTTAAAGTTTTCTAAAAGTTCTTTTTCTACTTTATCAATAGCCTGTACTTGTTGTTCTAACTTTAATTTACTCAAACTAATTTGTCCAAGCTTTTGTTGAATCTCTAAGTATTTCTCTTGAATTTCAGAAATGATTTTCATTTCTTCTTTGGTGAATTTTGTTTCTTCAGCCATTATAACCTCCTATTGTTATTAACCTATTTTTATTTGTTCATCTGTTGCATCACCCTCAAAACCAAATATAACTTCTGTTGGTTTGAGCCTTTTTTGTATTTGTGAAATTTTATTTGTAACCACAGAATTTGTATATTCTGGTAATAGATAAGCACTCGTATTAACAGAAAATGTAGATTTAATCAATCTCTCCTCACCAGCACTTATTTCTGAAGCGTCTGATATTGAATCCACTGTACATAAAAACTTATACTCTTCACTATCTCCCCAATAAGTATTACTAAACTCAACAAATTCTTCAACTATTGTGTTCATTTGTTCAATAAATGCTGTTAATAAAACAAACTCATATGTGATGTTTACAAAGTTTGGCATTGATGTAACTACATTTATATTAGCTGGTTTTCTACCTGTCAATACAGAAAATCTATCATAACGGTTTTCTTTACTCCATTGTGTTTGTCTTGTAAAATCTGAATATTTTCTTTTCACATCATGTTCAAATCCTTGTGATAATGTTTCATTTTTATCAACTGCAGTTCTTTTTAAAACCACAACTGGTAAGATTAATGAATTGTTTTTATCTCTCAACACTCCACGCTTTCTAACATTGAACCATCGTTCCTCATTACCATAAAGTATTGGAACTTTTATTTGTTCATTAGCTTCTCTAATGGTTGGTTTTATTACGTTTTTTACATGTGTGATTATCGATGTATCTACATCTTTTAAAGTGATATGTGATTAGCCCTATTTACCGTAGATTTATTAACAACTTGTTTATTTGTTATTCTATCAACTGCCAATTTTATTCTCCATAAAGTCCTTCATACGCTATATATGTACCAGCTATTGTTTTTGCATAAGAAATTGTAAATTGTGTTCTTGGATTTTTTTTATCTTTTATAAATGTAGCTATCATGCTATTTGCAAAATTTTTAGTCTTTAAAAGTTTATATTTACTTTTCACCATTTTAATTAATTTTTCAGCTTGTTGTTTGTCAACATCACCTTTTGAAAACCAAGAGTTAACTTTAACATCTTCTGCATCTTTACCAAATTTACTAATATCACCTTCTGGATTAGAATACTTGTTGGTGGTAATTGATTTAGTTTTTTTATCAAATTTAACACCAACTTTACGAGCCATTTTTTCAACATCACTTGATATTTTTCCCTCTGTTAATAAATCTTTTAATTTAATCATTTTACTATTCCAATCTTAAATTTAGGTTCATATGGGTTACCACCTCTTTTCTTAATAAATTTAACCATATCAGATAATTTACCCCAAATCACTTTACCTGTTGTTACTTTTTTCACTATGTTGATTATTTGTTTTTTACTCAAAAACTTAATTCCATATGTATCAATCGTATTATGTTCTGGATGTTTATCCCAAACAAATTTCATCGGTACTGAATCTGAAAAAATTAAAGCGTCTTTTACTTTTATTTGTGATAATACTATTTCATTCCAATACACATCACTACGTGATATTGCTAATTCAAATACTTTCTTAATTATATCTTTGTTTTTAATCATCATCTTTGTCAATGTATCTATATAAATTTTAATATATTCTGCCTTTTCTTTATTAGTTAATGCTTTAATTTGTTCTATTGATAAATTAGAATATTTTTCTTTCCATATTTTATTTTTACTCAACTCACTTTCTATAGCGGATGAACCTAAAACATCTCCAAACATTTTATTAAATGTAGAATTAGCTACCCATCTTCTACCTGTTTCATCTGGTTGAGACATAATGTCTGAGACATTTGATGCTAATAATTTACCCTCAACCGAAACCAATATACCACCTCTTGTTTGTATTCCAATACCATGTTTTAATTCACTAGCTTCTGCTCCATATGCATTGAAAGTTGATATTGATTTTTTCTTTCCAACTAATGATTTAAGTTTAACTACATTTTTTATATCAGTTATGTGAAATGAGTTTACATCAATATCACCAATTACTTTTTTCATTATTGATGATGATATTGGTATCTTTCTTCTAGCCGACAACATCAATGTATCATCTTTCCAAGCTATTTCATTTAATAAATCTTTAAGCTTTATCATCTTCGTTTTCTTAATTGTCTCAACTTATCTTTTTTAGTTTTAACTTTACCCAATGTTACTTCAGATTTAACAGCATTTTGGTCAACCATTGATATAGCGATTTCTCTTTCTATATCAACCTCAATAGCTTCTGTACCAGTTTGAGATTTCGTTCCATTTAAATTATCAATTTTTCCCATCATCTTTGACATCATTTCTTCCATTTTTAGATTCCCATTTGATTCTGATGGTCCTTGATATATCTTCTCATTATAAATATCATCGTTTTCAATAACATTACCACTCACCTCTTTTGTTGGTTTTGGTTCAGGTTTATAATTAGGATGATTGGTATCATACCTTTTAACAACTTTATTTGTAATTAATTGAACACCCATTATCTTGGTCTTTCTTCAATTTGTAAATTAGATAATCTTGACCTATGAGCATTAGCAACAACATTATGTCTGAACCCTTGATGTCCACCTATGAGTTGAGGTTCTGTTACAGAGTTGATTTCCCAAAAATGTTCATTCCAATTCACAATATCACCAACTTCAGGAAAGAAATTCAATGAACCACTTGCTAAATTATTTCTCTGAAAGAACATATCAATTGATGAATTAACATCAGCTCCAGCATCCTCATAAGTGGTTTCAGGTTCATTGTAATTCAACATACAATTAACCCTAAATCCAACATTATAGTATTTTGTTGATGATTCTCCATAAACATTAGCATTTGTACTTTCAACATCAACTTTATAAATATCAACGAATTGTCCTAAAACATCATCAATAAGTTCCTCATTCATTGAATCAATAAGGTTTATTTCTTTTTGTGGTATAAAAAATGGTTTAGTTGCTGACATTGATTTATCCTATAAATATTTGTAATGGTGCTTTATTCAATACCTGTTGTTGAGCGTCTGCTACCTCTTGTTCTTTTCTAGCACCTTCAGCTAATGATACAGATTCTAAAAATTCTTTTAACTCTTCTAAAGCGTTTGCTTTTTCTTCTCTACCCTCTGATTTTAAATTTTCACCATCCATTGAAACTTCACCATTTGGAAGTGGAAGTGCAGCATATTTACTTCTAATAATACCAAGTAATTCTTTAGCTAAACCCAATGTGTATTTCCTTATCCATTGACGACCAGCCGCATTGATTTCTGAATATGTTATAAACTTATATGGAATATTACTCGGGTCTGATACTCTTGAATTTGTGTAACTTCTTGTTACACCTTGTCTATCTTCTTTAACATAATATTGAAAATATATTTTATTACCCTCATCATCACTCGTAGGTCTTGGGAATAAGCGTACTTGATTATTAATTAATTCAAATGAGTAAGCTGATTTTCTAACCAAATCATTTGTTTCTATAGCATTAGCTCTAGCTAAATCATACGATATTGGTCTTAGGATATATGAAACTGCTGGTGATACATTACCCATACCAAATGAATCCAATAATTCTAAATTATCATATGAACCAGCAAATGGATCATAAAATTTAGATATAGCAGCTTTACCATAATTAAAAATTCTTTGAATCTCTAATCTTTTACCTGAATGTGAAGAATTTATTGTAGCCTCAGATTGTAAATCATAAACTTGTTTTGAACCAGTTATGGTTATTGAACCTGTATGTATCGTTACACCACCACCAACATTAACAGCTTCACCATATTGTTCTGATAAAAAGAATGATGAACCCATATGTGGAGCTTCTGCTTCATGAGAACCCATAGCACCTAAAGCTGAACCACTTTGTCTAGCAGTTGAACCATAATGTTCCCATAACCAGTTTTTCATATTGTAATGATTTATTTGTTGTGAATACTCTGAAATAGATTCTTCAAATGTAGCAAATATTGAACCACTATTAAATTCTAATTGCATAACAGGATGTCCAAGTTTTCTAGCTACATATTTACACACATTAACACTATCGTTTTGAAATTCTAAATCATTGTCATATATCCCATATGGTGTATTCCCAACCACCTCATTTCCAAAAGTTGGATCAGAATATAAAAATTGAAATTTTGACACTATTTTTCT